AAGAAATCTAAATCCCCAGCATAATCTCTTATGTCAAAGTTATTTGGATATTCTATATCCCCATCAAAAACCATGTCCTGCCAATCAGCATATAAATCCCAAATTTGTTCTTCAGCTAATTGTAGTAAATCTGCCTGTTCTGACAGTTTGCTGTTCAACATGTTGAATTCTGTGCGAAGTGCAATTCCTGATGTAGGTGTTTCTCTTATTGTTCTAACAGCTCCTAAATGTGAAATCCTATCAATAGCACTAACTTTTTCTTTAATACTATTCATTACACTATCCAAACTTGCTCCACTTGGTTGTAATTGATAAGGTTTTAAATTAGGGTCTAAATCATCAGGCAACAATACAACACTACCTGCTCCAGCACTAGCTTCTACACTATCTGTCTTAACTAATGATGGGTGGTTTGTTAATCGTATTAATTGTTCAATTTCACTTAACTCATTATAGATTGACTGCTGTAACTCTGCGACATCAACTAATGACGAAAGTCCTATATACCTAGATGGTGATCTTTGATTGTAAAGAATTACAGCAGGAATCTTACCCAATTTGTTAGGCAATTCTTCCAAAGTAACAGATTCTCCTTTATCTGGTAATAAACATAAACTAATAAGGTCTTTTTTCCATACACGATATATAGTTCCCTCTTTATTTATATCTTCTCTAACAACAACTTCTGTTAAATCATATTTTCCATTAGGCAATCTTTCATAATTCCAGTTAGTTACATTTTCAGGTGTAACTATACTTACATAAGGTCTAATGTCTTGTTTTAGTTCTTCTGCTCTTGTTCCAACATTCGTGGTTGGTTTATCTACAAATAACCAGCAATTACCATAAATCATTGAATAGGTAGAAGCATCTTTCATAAGTGTGTCTAATCCACGACCATCTAAATCTGCATCTCTCATAAATGCTTGGACTGCTTCATCTTGGGCAAAATTACCTAAATCTCTTTTCGGTGGTTGCCTAAATAAAAAGCTGCTATACACCTGAACTACATTTCTACAATGATTGTCTAAAGGTGTTGAATCTAATCTTAAATTATATTCGTTATTTAATTCCAGGTTATATTGGTGTAAATAATTTCCTAGTTTGTATTCTTTTCCTCCATAATAACTTCTTACTAGAAACTCCCATTGTTGGGTTAGCTTCTTATAATTATCATGGACTGTTTCTAAATATTCTCTGCTATATGCCATTGTTTAACTCCATCTCCTTGGTTGTTCAAAATTTACTATATTTTTTACTGGGAATAAGTATTCTACTGCATATCCTAAAGCATCATTCATGTGGTCATAACCACTATCTTTATCTGGAACACTTGATTCTTGTTTGTATAATTGTCTTTCTAATGAATGAATGGTTCTCTTACATCTTGGATCAATATACAATAATACTTCTCCCTCACTATTTTGCAGTCTTGAATTAACTGCATTTATTCTATCCCTTATTTCAGGGTGTCTATACTTACATTTTACTGAAAATCCAGCATTCTGTAATATACTTAAATCTGTCCTCCCTCCTGCGCTTGTTCTTCTTTGCCTACAAGCAGGATCAGGATAGATAATAATTCTTTTGTTCTCGTATCTATTCTTAATTTCCTCTACTATTTCATCAGTATTGGAAGTGTGTAATACTATTTCATTTACTACTTTAACTGTTGATCCATCAGTCTGGAATACAACAGCACACATAGGTTCTATATTGAAATCCATTCCAATATGTAATGTTCCCTCTGTGATATTACATCTTTTAACATGTTTCTCTCTATCAAAGTTGTAATACACTTGTCCAGAGTAGGTAACAAAGCTGCCTAAAAATTCCTGTTTAAATGTTCTATCATCTAAATCTTGTTTTGCCTGTTTTACTTCTTCTTCACTAACTTGCCCGCCATCAACTGTTTTAAATCTCCAACTCTTCCATTCTTTTTGTGTTGTGTCTTTACCTCTGTTAAATAATTCATAACTCCAATTAGATTGTCCTCTTGGAGTGCCTACGAACAAAGCATGTCCTTTTGTATCTGCCAATGTTGGTCTCAAAACTTCAAACCAAGCATTTTCCTTGATATCTGCGAATTCATCAAGGCAAATCATATTAAGACCTACCCCACGAAGTGAGTCATAATTATCTGCACCTTTTAATATTATCTTACTTTTATTCCGAAGTGTTACACATAGTTCTGATTCATTTGTTTCTTCTATCCAGTTTACTTTTATTAATCTGTCCTTTAATTCATTCCATACTATCTGTTTGCACATTCTATAAGTTGGTGCAACATACCATACATTTTGTTTTGGTTGTATAGCAAATCTAGCCAACTCCCTGATACACAACCATGTTTTACCCCAACGTCTCCCTGTAATTAGCACTCTAAACCTACTATTACATTCTGCTACTTCTTTTTGGTGTTTAGTGAGTGGCATTAGTTATTCTCTCTTTTGCTATATTAAAATATTTCTCCTCTATTTCTATTCCTATAAATTTTCTGTTTAAATTCTTACAAGCAACACCAGTAGAACCAGAACCCATTGTAAAATCTAAAACAGTATCGTTTTCGTTTGTGTAAGTTTTAATTAAATATTCCATCAAAGCTACTGGTTTTTGTGTTGGGTGTATTGCTTTGCTAACTGGTCTAGAGAACTTAATTAAGTTTAGTGGGTATCTTTTTAGTGGGTTGTAATTCTTGTCAACCTTGCAATTATTTGAATTGGTTATATTGTTTCTACTTCCATCTATATTACCTTTTGATAAAGGTCTTATTCTATCAATTCTAGCTTCAGTCATTTGTGGGTTATATGTAGGTTGTTTCTGATAAAAAACCATTATATTTTCAACAGTTCTTAGTGGTTGTTTTTTCGCAAGGAAAACACCAAATCCTCTGTCTTTATCCCACACCCAATCATACTTATAGTTCTTTATATTACTCATTCTTAAATGAGAACTAAATGGTTCTGTTCCAAATAATGCTATGCACCCATTATCTTTAATAATTCTTTTTAATTCTTTCCACATTGGCTCAAATGGAATAACACTATCCCACTTACAAGCTGTTGTGCCATAAGGTGGATCGGTTAATACCAAATCAATACTTTTATCTGGTATGGTTGGTAGTATTTTTAAGCAATCATTGTGATATAGTGGCATTTACTTCATTACCCCAACAATCCCAACCATCTACTTTTTCTCTAGCAAATAATTCTATTCTTGGTAAATCTCCACAAAGTTCTACAATCCTATCTCTTACACAATCAGGTTTTTGGCTATGTCCTCTACGATCAGCAACAACAAGTCTGTGAACATTAGAACCTTTTACTCTACTTGGTTTTCCTTTAGTTGCTAAAATACAAATTTCATTATTTGCTCTAGTCCAATATCCTGTTCCAGTAACATATAAATTGTTAGTTTTATTCTTGTTAGTTTTTACCCAATGAAATCCTACTGTTTTGTAATTAAATCCCCACTTTTCAACAATAGGTATTTGTTTATGTAATAATGGATCAGTGCACCACATAAATAAAACACAGTCTTTATCAGCTATGTCGTTTACAGGTAAATCAACTATTTCTTTCATTGTCATAGTTTTATAATGTCGTTCAGGATTGGTGTGTGCTTTAGCATTATTATAATTTTGGAAATACCAAGCTGGATCAGCATAAATAATATTATATTTCTTATTTGGAAATGGTATCATTTACACATTTAACATTAAATACAATAAGCATATTACAAGAATTTGTATTGCAATAAATTGTTTAAACTTATCTTCTGACATTTTTATCCCTATTAAAGTTTCTCCATCTTTTTGCCCATAACCAGTTACCAAACTTATTATGTATCTTTGATACCCAATTCCAGAACCAATTATGGTAAAATTTGTTCATAATTAATCGAGCCAAGGAAGTGGTGTGCACTCCTCTGACGATTCAATTCTTTCTTTCATTCCTAAATATTGCTTTGACAACCAAATCATGCTGACAACAGAACCTTTTTCTGCTGCTCTCCAAAGCAACTTTCTTAATCTAGTTTTTCCGATTGCTCTCCCTTTTGTGCAAAATTCGGAATAATTCTTCCTTATTAAACTCTCATCACAACCATAAAACTCTGCAATTTCTTTATTTGTGCAATGA